GCCATCATCGTTAAACTCTAATCCTTTTTTCTCAACAGCTTCTTTTAAAAACTCTGTAAATGATAAACCTGTTTCAAGTGCAGCTCCTGCTCCCATCAATGACCCTGTTATAGCTCCACCTGTACCTGTAATAGCCGCTAAAGGCCCTCCAATAGCTCCTGCAGCTGCACCTACACCTCCGCCTACTACTGCTCCAGTACCTGCTCCTGCAGCCACTGTGGGGTTTACCATTGAAGCAATAGATGAAATAAAAAGTTGGTTTATTACAGTAGGATTAAACGCTACACCTTTAACAAAACCAAGTATACCACCACCACTTTCTTCATAAATTTTATTGAAGCTACGCATTTCATCAGACATACCAATGTTATCCATTTCTTCAACAACCCTCACGTATTCTTTTAAATCTTCTTCTGAAATAGATGCGCCACGAGCATATAAGTTTAGAGCATCGTCTAAGGTCGCACCTTGACCCACACCTTGCTTACCAGCTCTCCACAAATCTCCAAAAAAATCTGTTACAGTGTTTTTACCCACCATTTCTTCAAGCCAAGTATTCTTTTCCCCTACTTGAGTATTACCTCCGTAACGAGTTCCTACAGGGTCTTGAGGTATAAAAATACTTTCTTCTGTTAAATTTTGTACGTTAAGTCCGTCACTTAATGAACCTGCCAACGGAGAAGATAATCCCGATGAAGATTGATCCTCTGGAATTGTTTGATCTTGCATAGTCGTATCCAATCCCATATCTTGGGTAGGAGAAACTTGCGGAGAATCTTTTTTTTTTAATGGCTCAATATATTGATTAAACTGTTCTTCGTCTTCAAATGTTCCAGGCTTAAACAAATCAAATAATTCATCAGTCCCATCTTCTTCAATAAAAGTTTTAAATTCTTCTATATCTACGAATGTCCCATCTGGCATTAATCCAAATAATTCTTGTAATAATTCCTCCATTCTTTATTATTATTATTGAGCAGCAAAAGCAGCTGTTATTTCAGCAGTTGTTGCACCTGGATTAGTAGCTAAAAAGTCAGCTTTAAAAGCTGGATAACTCATTTTAATTTTATTTTTAACTTTCCCTCTGTTTTTGTAAGCTAATTCATTTAACTCATTTAAAGCTCTTTGAATCTGTTGTCCATACTTACGAACCTTTATACCGTTTTTCATATCTCCCGCACCCATGACTACTATTTCTTTATCTACTCCATTTAATTTAAACTTAATAACAGACTTTCTATTTGCATCATCTCCAGTGACTACGGTTCTTACTTCACTTATACCAGCTCTTGTTCTTGCATCTGAGGCTGCTTGTGTAGTAAAGTCTTCAATAAACTTATTTGAAACTTCTTCTACTTTACTATCAGGATCAGCTACACCGTTACTAATATCTTCTCCAAATTCTGTTCTTCCTGGCCCATCTTCTTTTGTCCAGTAGCTTCTTGAGGTTTGCGAACCAGTAGGTGTGGCTACTGCAGTTTCATCTCCAAGCACTTCAGGTTTTTGTATATCCTGAGTATAACCTACGTTTCTATTCACTCCTCTTTCTCCGACAGATATTTTTTCTTGTGTAATAAATCCATCTATTTCAGAAGGTGATAAAGCTAAATCCCCTCCTTCAGCTTGCGCACCAGGAACAAGTATTTGATATAGCGCACCAATATCTTCTTTTACTGATGTTTCACTTGTGATAGTGTCCATATCATTCTCATCTCTAATTCTTCGTTTTATTATGGTTGGCTCTCCTGATTCATATGTAATAATAATTTTATCATCATTAATATCAATGTCATTTATTCTTGGTCTACCACCGTTTTCAATTCCACCTCTTTGTTCATTAATATTAGTAACTAATGTTCTCATTGTAGCTTCAGAAGAAGCAATATCAGGATTAGTTAAAACTTTATTTATATCTCTTATATAAGCAGATTTTTTTCTTCTTACTTCACCTTGTTTGGCTTCAACTGGTGTTGCAGCTCTTGCTTCTCTACCAGCCATTTCTTGAGTTTGTTTGATTTTTAAATCAATACGGCTTTCAATAGCACGTTTAGCTATGTTTCGAGCCTGCGTCATTTGTTCTTTTGTAAGCTCAATTTCTGGTCTACCATTTACATTTTTATATATTATATACTTTGATATACCTTTTTTCTTAGCTTCAGCTTCAGACTGTACCATTTTATATCCTGCGCCAGTTAAAACCTGCATAGCATTCATTGAACTTAAATCACTTTTATCACCAGTAATAGCATCTACTTGATCACTCATGAATTGATCATAAGTTATTTTAGATCCATCATCATTCTTTAACTCCATATACCCTTTTCCATCAGGAGTTTCTGCATCAAATAAATTTCTAAAATCTTGAATAGAAGTTACTTGACCACCACCACTATAAAGATTGTATTCTTGTGATGTAGATAAAATTACATCTGCTAAATTCTCTGTAATACCATCAGCTAATGTATTTGTGTTTCTACGATCTAATTTAAAATCAGTAGCTACATTTAAGTAAGCTGTGTTTTGAAAAAATTCTGGATTTGTATCTGGATCTGGCATAACTAAATTTCCAGTTCCATCATCTTGCATTGTAACTAAAACCAGTTCTCCGTTTCTTGGGTTAGTAATTAATCTTTTATTTCTTAAATTACCAAAACCAAATGTCCCTTCATTCCAAGTCATTTCCATATCTGAAGCAATGGACTGACCGTCTTCACCCATTTCTAATCTTGTCATAGCTTCTTGGTACTTAGCATCAGCTCCTTCAGCGTATAGGCTTAAATTTTTATACCCATCTAATTGACTTTGCATAATTAATTGATAATCTTTAGGATCAAGACCACCATTACGGAGCAATTCCATATTAGCCATTAATGTTTTTTTAGAAAAATCTGAACCATTAATTAAAAGTTTACCTAATGATTGATTATCAACATCAGCAATTTGAGCCAAATCATTCATGGCTTTATTTGTCGCATCTGTTATGGCTTGCTTTTTAGCCTCTCTGCCGTCACGAATTGCATTTGCACCTGTAGTTAAATCCTTGGCTATCTGTCCCCAATTAACTTGAGTAGCTTGAGTATCCCTATTTACATATACCGAATACTGATTCGCAGCTGCTGCTCTGTCGTTGTTTTCTCTTTCTGCCATAAACTATAATTTTACTGAGGTGGTGTATATAAGTTGTTAAATATAGAGTAGTCAAAACCTTCAAACTTATCTTTCAAGAACCCTCTTGTTTGTTTTCCTGAAAAATCTTGTTTTCTCAGTGTATTTTTTATTACTGCTGCTGATAATTCTCCACCTGCTGCTTTTGAAATTTGATCAATATCTAAACCTTCAGCAACCATACCATCATATAATCTTTCAGCCCTTTTCATACCGCCAGATTTACCATATAAAGGTGCAATAGATGCCAAACTACTTGCGGCCGTACCAATACCTGATATACCACTTGAAATAGCAGCAACTCGTGCTTGATCAGCATCTCTGGCCATTGCAGCCTGGTCAGCCGCTTGACCCATGTCCATAGATTTTAAATCTTGGTTTATGGTATTTTGAGCGTCAGCTTTCATTTTTCTATTTTCATACAAAGCTTCTCCTAAACCAATACGAGTCTGTTCGTTAGCCGCTGCTCCTGCTGCGGTTAAAGCACCAATTCCTCCTTGTAAGTTTCTTTGATCACCTTCTTGTAAAGCTTGAATGGCCTGTTGTTGTCCAGCAATATTTTGTCTAAATTGTTCACCATAAGCATCTAATGGCACATTAAGACCTTGATAAAAGTTTTTCTCTGCTCGTTCTCTTGCTGAAGCTTGAAGTTTTTTTTGCTCTGCTATCGCCTTAGATGATGCTCTTTTTTGTTGAGCGGCTTGACTAAAAGACATGCCTGCACTTGCCAAACCTGAACCAATACCTACTACTGCTGCTGTTGTTACTGCCATATTATAATACTTTAATCATTTCACTCGTATAACTTGAACCTTCTACATAACCTATTTTTTTATAGGTATCAATTAAAGGTTTGTTTTTTATTAATGCATACGAATATTTATATCCTTTTGTTTTAGCAATTTCAGTTATATGTTCTATTAATAATCCAATTGCTTCTTTTCTTTTTTGTCTATCTTTGTAATGTATATTAGATATGATCCAATCACACCAGACAGACTTAGAGTTTGTTTCATACATAAAACCTGCGCATATAGGAGTATCTTTTTCATATACAATATATCCTCCTACACCATTTTCTGGTAAAAAGTCTCTGTGAGGTGGTGTCCATCTCCAGTCTTTCCACCACTGACATAATATATTATCATAGTCAGCAAATTTTAAAGGCTTTACATTTAATTTCATTTAAAGCAAAGATAGTAAATTTCTATGGAAAACTTTTCATCATACTACTACCAACAGAAAACAACTCTACTTCAGTAGTATCGTCATTAACTAAAGTAAATTCCATATAGTAACCACGCATACCGTAACTCTCAGCTACAGTGTTATTAGCAAACAATAAAAAGTTATTAGCTACAGGAGCAGTTGCGCCCGTTACTGTGGTATCTAAAGTTACAGTTCCGCTGTCTCCTAACTTAGTTACTGCTGTTACTTTTCCTGCAAGTACAGGAGCTTGGCCATTAACTAAAGTATAAGCGTTTGCACCATTAGTAATAAGGTTTCCTATATTATTATTAAAAGAACAAACTAATGCATTGGCGTTTCCAGCTACACTTGCTATAGTTCCTAAACCATTAGAATATCTTAAAGCAAAATTAGTAACACCTGTGTTGTGTCTTACATAAGCAAACCATTCACCTTCTTTCTGTTCAAAGTTTATTTCTGCTACATTTCCTTGACTTAAATCTGTAAGTAAAGATGTGCAATTCCAAGCCGCATTACTTTCAAAAGAAAGTGTTTTAAATAATTTAATTGTTAGCGATGGCTCAGGATTAAATACACTGGTTATTTGTGAACTACCTTGATTGCCATAATAGTTATTACGTAATGGAGAAGTATTATGTCTATATATATTTCCATTTTGAAACGTATACAAAAAACCATTCATTCCTTTTATATATTCAGGATAGAATGTGTAAAATGACGGCCAACCTTCAACACCTTCGCTGTAGGTTAATGTAAATGGATTATTTAATGATGGTATAGGCATAGTTTTTTTTTATGGTGTTACACAGTTTCCAGTTGATATTACTACCCCTCTTCTAACTTGAATATATGAACTTGAAGCTTGTAATGAATAGAATTTAGGGGTTGCTGTGTCGTTCAAATAAGTCGATCCATTATTTGTAGTAAACACAAAGTTCCCTACATTTGGTATTGTATTAGTGTCTTCATTAAAAGGAGCTGTAGTACCTGTAGCGTTTCTTGCAAAATATAACGTTTGAGTATCTGCACCACAATTAGGTACACTATTAGTTGCTGCGGATGCTGTAAATGAAGGTAAATCTGCTGGACAATCTACTTCCCAACTAAAAGCTGTTCCACACATAGGTGCAGCAATTAATACATTTCCTAAAGTAGGCGTAACACTTGTTTTAGGAAAGACTAAAGTAAATACTGGAGAGGAAGGTGTTGATGCATCAGTGGCGTATCCAACCTGATTATTTACTACACTAACACTTTGAAGAGTGCCTTGAGCTACATAAGATCCACTTGTTAAAACGTAATCTTGAGGTTGATCTCCTTGACTACATGAACCTCCTGGAGCTGTTGTGTAGTTTCCAACTAAATTTGCATTTTGATTACCAACATACGTAGGTAGTTGTGTGCCTTGATTATTTTGTCCTGCATAATCTACAGTTGCTCCCGATCCGTCCACTAATGTTACTCCATTATGATTGTTAAAAGCAGTCAGTCTATTATAATAAGCACTATTGTATGTTACTAATAAACCATCAGGTATACTTGATCCTAAAAAACATCTTAATATAACCGCACCTGTGGAGTTGGCTAAATCAACTGAAGCTTGAAACCATCCGTTTTGATTGCTTATAGCCGCAGAAACTCCATTACCACAGGACACCGCACATGTATCGCATGATTGTGCGTTTAACAAAATACCATTTAATTGTTGTCTTACAATACCTGCATTAGAATAGAATCCATCAGGCGCAACAGTGGTCAATGCTGCATTTGTATATATAGCAGATGCAGTAGAGAAAGATGTTCCATTAAAATAATATATTCCTAATTGAGCCATTTTATTTTTTTAACAATTAATTATTTGAATTACTAAACCACTTGTACCGACTTCCATATACTGAGTGTTTGATATTTTATAGTAACCTAAAGGTAAGAAATTTACTATTCCTAAATTACTATCTTCACAATTTGAACTTGTATATATTGAACTTCCTACTATTGGTAAAGCATTACTTCCGTTATTATGATAATAAGTGCTTGATCTAACTAACCCACAAGCATCTTGTGGTTGCTCTGTTCCAGAACTTGCAAGAAATGAAGTACAACTCCATGTACATAAACAACAAGCATCATTAGCTGAATTTGCATCATAACACAATTGTTGTGCAGAAATTTCTCTTACGTCATATATCACATATAAATATTGATTATTTGTAGGTAAACTTAAATTTGATACAGTTGCTAAATGAATATTAGTTGATGGATTAGTAACAGCACTATTAGGTATTGTAGTTGCAGCTGCTAATAATGAAGCTACTCCTGCAGGTGTGTTTGGATATAAAGTATTCGAAGATAAGTATCTAAAATTATCTTGAGGGTAACTCCAATCATATGTGTCAAAGTTAACCTTGTTAACTCTAATAGTAAAATTAACCCCACTGTAAGGAAAAGTTCCTTGTGATCTAACACCAACCTGACTATTATAAAAACTAAATATAGTATTATTAGAGCCTAATGTTGCCATGTCACTATCAACAGGACTAATAGAAGTTGTATCTGCCCAATTGTATTCTACGTGTATAGTTTGGCCACTATTAGTACTTGAATTTATTAAACACTTAAATACTGTTAATGGAGTTTTAACTACACATTCAGGTGTTACACTATAAGTTGCTGTTCCCCCAGGTGTAATTTTTATTGTTGCTGTTGTAGGTGTGGCAGATGATTTAGTCCAACTAAAGTTTCCAGATCCTGTAACGCTACCTGAATTAAAATTATTACCATTCCATGAAACATTTATAGTTATACTACCTGAAGTAACATTATAAGCTACGTTTGAAGCTCCAATTATAGTTCCATACTCATAAGTATTAGAAACTATTTGATTTTGGTTTTTAAAATTTATTTCTACTCCACAACCATAAACAGGGTCTGGAACAGGAATTGAATTTAAGTTAGTACCTATTACATACTCGTCCATAAAAGGATCGTACCCTCCTATTTTTTGTGTATTGAGCTGAAAGTTGAATTGGTCTCTAAACCAAGATCTCATACCCAAATCAGATATTACTTTTAATCTGTCATTCACAGAATTACCAACCAGTTCGATAACAGCTCCTCTTTTAGTATCTGTAAAATAAAAGTAAGCTCCATAGTTTGCAAAACTTTCTGGATTATAACTAATACCATATTCTTCTACACGAGCTATTTGCGTCCCTAAAACTTGAGGCACTGAAGCAATGACACCACCACCTGTTGAATCGCTAATAATATTTTTAGATGCAAGTACATAACTAATTCTATCTTCTTGCAATGTTAAAATATCTGTTTCTCTTGCAAACAATAATTGTATAGGGCCAAATGAAGTTTCTAAAGTTTTAAAATTAGCTAATCCTAAATTAAATTCATTAAGATTATTTAATCCTGAACTACTACTGTATACTCCACTGTATGTTAAATCAGCAAATCTATTTGTTTCTTTAAAATCTTGTTGTGACGCTGCCAATCCTCTTTGACCCATCACTACAGATCTTCCTTCTATTCTGTCTAAATATTTAAAACTTTCTACTCCATTACCAAACGTGTAACAATCCATAAAATCTAAAGTTACTATGCCTGGTTGAGTTAAAGTTTGGTTTTGATCCCCTGCATCCGTATCATTATCTGATTGATGTAACATAATTCCTGTACCTGCATCTCTAACTAAAGGCAATGCTCTCGAAGCATCATAGTATATCTCTTCATTAGCATCAGCTGGTTGTGTTTCAAAAACTAATACTGAATTAGCTCTTTGTACAACTATGTCAGCTTTGACCCTCATTGTTTTGTTACCAATATTAAAAGGTTCGTCTACTCCAATACCACCACATCTAACACCTAACCATAAAGGACTGTTTACATCTCCTGGAACTGCTTGTATAAATTGAAAAGTCATGGTAAATTTCCCGTTACAATCTACATTGTTAGCACGTTTATAAGTTCCGCCTGAGCCACTTATTGATGGATCAATACCACTACCAGATGGTGTAGCAAACGCACTGGAATATTCACCAGTACATTCTACGTTTTCACAAAGATCTGCTTCAAGATCAATATTAGATGCTGTCCACCAATCTGCAAAATCATTAAATGTTTCCGAAGCAACAAATGTTTTTTCTATTCTCCAATGTCTTATAGGTGCGCCTAATCCATTACCTCCCCTTCTAAATTCAAACATAACCTCTATTATTGAACCTCCAGGAATATTGTAATTTGTAGTTGAGTTATTAGATTGATCATATGTAAATAACGGATAAGATAAAGCCCATACAGTACCACAAGCATTTTCACTCTCACTACCTCGACTTCTTTCTCCATAATCTATTATAGCGTCATCACTAATTTCAATACTAAAATTAGATGCTTTAAGCTGCATATAAAGTCCTGCTAATTGCTCAGAGTTTGCTCCAAGCTCTTGCACTCCGTTTAAAAAATCAGAACTTTGAGCATCAACCGCAAGTACAGTTGTTTCAACTAAAGATGTTAATGCACCCCCAGTATCTCTTTTTACAATAATTCTATCTCCTGTCTTTACTTTATTGGTGTTATCTCCTTCTAATTTAAAATGAGTTACATTATCAAAAGGATTGGTGTAAAAGAAATTTGTATATATTGTTTCATAACCTGCTTTACTTGGCTTTACTACGAATTTATATTTAGTTGCCCAAGTAGGAGCATAGTTGTTTACTGTTACTTGTATTCTGTTTTTATTTACACTTGATGCAGGGGGGATGTAAATAGTGTTGTATTCAGAAACTAAAACCGTAGAGGCTCTGGCATATTCATCCATATACACAATACCTGTTTCAAAATCTCTATTACTATGTAAACTATTTTTATTTACATTACTACTGTACTGTACATTAAATCTTATAAATCTAAAATACTCATACATGTTACTTGTAACACCGCCCGTAGTGTTAGTATAGTTCATTGCCAATAATTGAATTGTAAATGAAGATGAACCAGGAGTTCCTGATATTTGAAATCCTTGCTGTACGGTAGAAGATGTTACACTACTTATATTTTTTGTAAAAGCACATGTTATTTGAGGTGGCACTAAAGCTGCATTAAATCTATCTGTAAGAGAGAAACCTTGATCAGCTGTCGCCATTGGTTCAAAGTTTGTGCTTTCAATAGTTCCAATTGCATTTTCAAAATCAGATGATGTAACAAAATCATATGTATTAGAATAATTTTGTGTAAGATTTATTACTACACCTATTGAAGTATCTGCAGTTTTAAAACCAGCATTATCTTGATAACAAGTAGTGCCAGTAGTTCCATTTATTAATGCATGTTCAAATCTAATATTTAAAACAATTTGTGACCCTTGTTTTAATTTATCTTCTATTTCAGCTAAATTTACAGTTGCTAAAGAGTTTGCTACTGTGGTTGCAGTTGCAGCGTTTATAGTATAATTTACACCTGTTGAAAACACAGGCCCTGCTAAATTTTTAAAATCTAATGCTGTCTCTAATAAAGATGTAGAAAAGTCTAAAGGTATATTTTGCTTATTTCTATTAACTATATCAAAACCATCACTATAATTTCCATATATTAATCGGTTACCCATTATTGTTTGAGCTTGCGCTTTTAAAGGAACATTATCGTATAATCTTAGCAATTCATCCGCACCAATAACTGAATATATTTTACTGTTTGTAAAAACATATTCTTGATGAGTGTTATCTGCCCATCCGTAATCTTCTTTTTTAAACCTTTCAATTACGTATATACTGTTAGTATTTGAATCTTTATAAAGTAAATCCACTTGAACTACCCTGTCACTTCCTGTACTAAATTGTACTTTAGCTCCATTAAAATTATTAGACATACCTGCATTATCATAAGTTCTTGTATCAAACCTAAAATTACCAGGTTGAAATGCTGCTAAACTAAATAATGATGTAGCACTGTATTCATTATTTAGATATTTGTATCTATATGCAAAACTTATAAATCTATCTTCTAAATAATTTTGCCCTCCAGCCGCATTAATTAAAGAAAACGTAGGAGCTGGTAAAGGAATACTGCCCGATGGTAGTAAATCTTCAAACCCTGGTGGTTTTAATATTACTGAAATATCTTCTTCTTCTATACCGTCTGTATTACCTGTAGGAAAATCATAGTTACTTGTAACATTAATTCTCCTTGGAGGATTTTTACCATCAGTAAAAAACAATAAGTTTTCAATTTTATCTACACCTGTTACTAAATACTCAGGGTCAAACTTTAAAACGTCTAATGTTATTACATGATATATAAGTTGATCAGTTTGTGTATTAAAAGACACAATCATATCTACCGTATTGTCTTGAGCTACTGTATTAGCTGGATCATGAACAAACCAATACATGGTTTCTAACTGACCATCATCAAATGCACCGAGACACTTAGCTGAAGGGGACAAAGGTTGACCGCCATAACTTAATGTTGTCAAAGCAGTATTTCCTCTTGAGTTCTCTACAGCACCTATTTCAGTGTTTTCAGTAGAACCTAAACGTACATTTATAGCATCAACATATTCACCTGGCGGAAGAAGTCTTTCATCCACAGATTTATTCATTCTACCTGCAATAAAATTTGTGTTTACTATTGGCATATTTTTATTTTATCCACTTATCTTTTCCTCTCATGTTCATCAAGAGACGGCCAGGATGTATATTACTTAATCTTAATTTTGCATTTCTTAAAAGAGAAGACTTATCTTTTCTTGCTCTGGTTACAACATATTCTTGAACTCCAAGCCTGCCATTTAAAAGAGCAAAACGAATATATGCATATATATAATCTTCAAATAATTTATTTAAACTAACTGAAGCATCATTTCCATTTTCCATTCCGTCAGAGACGTATTCTAAAACTATAGACATTACTCCTCCAGAAGAACTAAAATTAATAACTCCACCTTTTTTATCTATAGTAAATACAGGGTTTACATTTGCTGTTTCAGTATTTAATCCAAACCTTGCTCCTACTGCATAATCAAAATACCAACACCCATCTACGTTGTATCCTTCTTGACCGTCAAAAAGACTGTTAGAGTTTAAATAAATACTTCTTCCTCCTGATGTTATTCTTGCTAAATCTACTTCACTATCCTGTGGACTAAGAACATTACCATCTTGATCAAATAATAAATTAGAATTATTATCTTGTAAATATGCGGCAGCAAAACTTGTCTGAATATTTTCAGTTAGTGGAAGTAAAACTCCATTTTTCCATTGAGATATTCTTACCCAATTTACATAATCAGATGGTAAAATAAATCTATAGTTACTATCTAAATCTAATTGTAATATTTTAATTTCTTTTAAAGCATCATAGTTCAGCTCTTGTATTCCACGCTTTGCGTGAAACAAGACTTGAAATCTATTTAGATTATTTACTAATTCATGATTACCTTGATAGATAAGCATAAAATTATTTACTATGTCTTCTAATGATATATACTGATATGAACCCCAATTTGCATCATTAGGGTTTACCTCGTTATTAGTATAATATTGATATTGATTTATATATGCCATATTAACTTGTTTCTTGTGTGTCTATACTTTCTTGTCCCAACGCATACTCAACAACATCTCCTTCTCTAATTTCTACCCCAGCGTATTGTAATATTTTCATTATTAAATTAGGCTCATCTGATAATGGTAATTCAAAACTTTGATACAAAGGATCAGAAGCATTGAATATAGGATCATTTCCAGAAGTCTCTAAATAAGTCCAATTAGGCGTAAATGGATATCTAATATACTGACAAACGACTTGACCTTGCTCATATATAGAAATAGGATACATCTTAGCCGCTAAAGCATCCTGAGTGTATGCAGGGTAAGTTAGAGTTGGTTTTGTTAAAAGAGAGTTGTCTAAAAGTGTAATTTTAGAATGAGTTACTTTTTCCGCCTCTTTAATATCTAAACTATTAAATATAGAATAACTTATTCCTGTTGCAGTTAAATTGGTTGCTTCTAATTCCAGTTGTGTTTGTGAAGTAACTACTTCTACTACTGCATTAAAAGGAATACCACCTACAACATATCCTACTATATCTCCAGCAACAACACCATTTGTTATAAAGGTAGCATTAGTATCAATAAGTTGATTGTTACCTACTACTGCTGTATTTGTTCCCGTAGCTCTTACTGTTTGATAAATTAATATTTTGTTTAGTAAATAGTAATCACTTCCATTTAAAGTTGTGGTAGGAAGTGTATATAAACTTTTATTTAATTGAGCTGTACTTTGATTTAACAAAGGACTAATAACGCTAAACGTATCTATAACCTCTTCTAAGCCTTTTACAATATCTGCATAACCTGTTCCAGAGGTTCTATTATTTTCTCTGTTAATCCAGTTGTTATATTGGTAAAAGTAATCCTCAAACATATCCATTTGCGCTTGCAAACAATATAAATTAAAGTCTTGAGGAGAAAGGTATCCGTAATTGTTTTTATTGAGTACAGCTAATACTGTATTTCTTACAGAATTTATCATTGATTTCTTTTTTTACAAAGATAGCAAAAAAAAAAGAGGCCTATTTTTTTTAAGCCTCTTCTCCTTTTAAGGTGTTAACGTAATTTAAGCAGAGTATTCCACTTCTATTTGAGCTATTGCTGTAATAGCAAATTTAGGCTCAAGAACGTAGAAAGGATTTAACCAACTTGTTGCTAATGCTTTTTCAATTGCATCTACAATGCTGACTAATTGCTCTTTAGTTTTAGCTGCATCCGCTGCTGTTGTAGCAGTGATTTCAACTCCTAATACTTCTGACTCTCCAGTAGCTCTGTGACCTACTAAATTGTAAAGAATGTTAACTTTAGTGTCTACTCCCACTTCTATTCCAAGTATGTTTTTAATTGGAATTAAGTGATAAGCTCCACTTAAACTGATTTTTAGAAATTTTTCCATCTTTAAAAAAAAAAATAAATGTTATATGAGACTATTCTCAATACAAAGATACAAGTTATTATTTATTACTACTTAAGCGTTTTTTTAGCAACTTGTACGTTTCGATTCCTTCATCAGATTGAAATAAAGATGCCACAATATAATATGGATCTTCACCAAATGGAACTGTTAATAGTTTGGTTTTATTTTTTGGTAGATTAAAGTAAACATCTTTTCCTGCATTTTTCATAGTTAAAAATGAATGGTTAAAAAACTGAACCACATCATTTGTTAATTCTAACATAGGATCATTTAATGTTTCTACAAAGTCAAACGGATCATTTTGTGCATAAACCATTACGTCTCTTTTTATTTCTGCCGTAGACATACGATCAACACTTGCTCCTATTAAAACTCTTGCTACCGCTAATAAGCTATCCCCTTTTAATTCTTTAGCTTGAATCATTGCTTCTACAGCTTGTTCTACTATTTCTAACTCTTCAGATGCATCACGAGCTTTATCTACTGCTTCGTATACTCTTCCGTTAGAAGGATGATAGTGTAAAAATTTTTGTAATACTTGATTTTGTTTTGGAACAAATAACATTCCATCTTCAAATACAATTGGTTCTAATACTGCATTTCCATCCTGCTCGTCTTCAAACGGGCTTTTTTGGTTTCTTGCATATCTTAGTGGTCTGTTAATTCCTTTATCTTCATCGAAATATAATAAAGGTGAACGTTTTGAGTGGCGAGAAGCCAACATATAACTTAAAGGCGCACGCTCTTGAATTAGTCTATAAGCTACGTCTATATACTTTTGTGTGTTTTTCATTTGATATAATTTAATTTTAATTTAAAAATAATTACCCCCGTCTTTGCAACGAGGGTAAATATTACTTACTTATTATGCATCTTGAAATAAGAAGAAGTTGTTTGCTCCTAAAACACAAACAGCTCTTTCAGTCAAGAAGTTTACTTCCATAGCATCTAAAGAAGATGTTTTTGCTCCACCAGCAGAACCAGTGATCCAAGTCTTGTATCTTCTATCTTCAGTTTCAGAAGCTCTGTAACGAACATGTAAGAAAGGACGCTTAGCATTCTTTCCTAAGATTTGATCGTAAACTGTAGTTGAACCAGCAGGAACTAACATTCCGTTGATTGCTCCACCTACAAGACCACCTCTCATTGTCGGGTCATTCAGATATTTCCAGTCAGACTTGTAAAAGTCATAACCTCTTCTAAATCCTGAGAATCCAAGATTTAAAGCCATCTCTTCATCATTGTCAAATAAACCATATGAAGTACCACCAGCTCCGTAAGAGTTTTGTGCTGCTAACATATCGTCAATGTCAAATGAAAAGTCTCTATTTACAAAAAGAACATTTTCTTCAATAGCTCCTTGCTTGTCTAATCTTTGGATAATAGAATCAAATTCAGCAAGAGTTGTTGGATTACCTCCACCAAATACATTACCTCTTTGTCCTACTACAAAGAATACACCTTCAGAACCATTTAAGTTTGCTGCTGAGTTACCAGCTGCAACTCCTTGGAAAAAATCTCCTGCTCCAGAAGTAGCTTCTGCAGGCACAGCTTCAATCATAGCTGTCTCCATATAGTCTTCAAAACGTAATCTTGTGTCATGCTCAGATTTTAAATACCATAGGTATCCGCTTACGCCATCTTCACCTGATACTTCGATCCATCCGATTTGAGCCATATCAGAACCAGAAACAGAATACTTGTCTTTGATAATGATTGGTTTGTTATCGAAAATAAAATCGTCAGATTCATTAGATCCTACCATACCATCAGTTCCTTTGTTAAATTCAGAACCATAGATAAAGATATCACACGCTACACCAGCTGCCATTAGTTGTCCGCTTGCTTCATAGTAAGCAATTGTTACAACGTTTGGCGCACCAGCTGTAGGTGCTACTGTAATTACACCTTTGTTCGTTAAATTTGAACCAGGTGTTTTGTCAGAGATCATTACTGTTTGACCAACTCTTAACGATGCTGTGTTAGGTGTTCCACCTAAAGAAGGGTTAAAGTTAGAAACATTGTTTGGAATAGTCCATACTGCTGATCTTGTTGCTGCACCAGCTGCTGATGCAGATGTGCAATTTTGATATTTTACATGTAATCTTCCTTGCTCAGCCCATTTAATAAGGTCAGAGTTAGAAGGCATTTCAGCTCCTACCAATCTTAGGAAGGAGGATACGCTTCGATTACCATATCTTTCAAACTCTTTTTCATAAGTGTCAGGTAAATACTGATTTAAGAAATTGAAGTCTGTAATATAGTTGCTTTCCAACGGCACTTGTTGTGCTGAAGGTTGTAAGTCGAAACCAGGGGTTACATTTACTGCCATTTTTTTAATTTTTAATTGTTAATTATTTTTAATACTTCTAATTTTGAGTCCTCTTCCACTACTACTGTCACCAATTGGGCGAATCTTTAAACCATCTTTTGTTGATAGCTGTGGCGATTTACGTACATCCATATTTATGTTTTTAGATTTACGTGTAATATCATCCACTGATGCTGCAACACCTTGGTCATAAAAGAATTGAGCAAACTTTTCTGGATTCATTGCAACCGATAAGGCTTTGTGATATCCATTTGCATCTGCCATTAAACCATCTTTGTTTACATATTTGCTTACAAAGTTGTTTACGTCTGACTGCTTGTTCATCAATTCATCTGCTGTACCTGGTTTATAATTAATCTTTTTTTCACCAACCTCAAATTCAAAACCTTTGAACTCATTGTTAAACACTTCTTTAGTGCGGTTTAAAAAGTAATCATATCGCTTTTCATTACTTTCAGCAATTGTTTTTGATTCCTCTATATACTTATTATAGTCACTTAATTTTTTTTCTTGATCATCAGATAATCCATCCCTGCTTGACTCAAGAGGAATTTTATATTTATCTTTCTGTTCAGTAAAAAACTTACGTGCCTTAGCAAGTTCTCTTTTTTTAGCTAATTTTATTTTTCTAATATCTTTTTCATCATCATCTTCATCATATCCAAACTTGTCATCCATTAAGTCTTGAATATCAATAGCATCCAAACCTTCTTCTTGAATAGACATATAATCAGCTATCACTGCGTCTTCTTCCATGTTATCGTAGTCTTTTTGTAATTTATAAAAGTCTTCGATTCCACGACCAGTTTCTTTTTTATACTCAAAATACTTTAAAACATCTTCAGGTAATTTTTCATTTAATTCTTTAGTCTCAAATAATTCATCAACTGATTCAATGTCTTTATCGTATCTTTCTTTAATATATGAAAGAACGGTATCATCATTTATCCCTGATGATTCAGGTATGCTATTTGAAGTATCTTCTACTTCTTTAGTTTCAACTTCTTTTGCTTGCTCTGGAGCTTTTACCTTTACTTCTTCTACTTTAGCTTCAGGTTTTTCCTGAGATGTAGTTTCTTCGTGTTTTTGCAGTAACTGCTCTTCTATTTCAGCTTTAGATTTTTCGTTTCCACTAACTTCTTTTACTTGTAATTTCATTTGATTTAATTTTTAACAAAGTTAATACTTATTTAATTATATATTTTAGCTGTTTAAATATTACAAAAACGTCTTTTGGATTCCCATTGAATTTTTTTTGATTTACCTAACATACTTTTTTTACTAACCCTATTGTTAAAATCTTCTCTTGCTTGATTTAATTGTGGGCCTGCTGTTTTTTGCATCATTTTTTTATCTTTTTATCAAGAGCTTTAGCACCTCCTTTTTTACCTAAATGTTTTGAAATATATTTTAATATCATCTTACCTCCTTTTAAAATTTTACCACCGCCTATCATTCCTCCACCTACTGCGCCACCTTTCATTTTTGGCTTTGGAAGAGGTTTAAGATTTTTAGCATACTCTCTTAGTTTAGCTGATTGTGCCTCTGATTGTTTTTTTGTTATTAGTTTTCTACGAGGTTTAGTAGGAACGTTTGTTGCAGTACGTGTAGACTCTTTTGCTATCGCAGCAGGTCTTTGTTTTTTTCTTTTTTTCTTATCTAATTTACTCATATTATCTTGGGTTAAATTCCGCTAAATCAAAACCATCTAAACTATCTTCATTAGATTCAAAAGTTATTGGAGGTAAGTTTCTTTTTCTTTGCTCAATCATTTTAGATTGCTGCGAGTTAGCCATAGTAATTCTATCTGATTTTCCCTTTTCTTTAGCTTCTTCACGTAAATCAATTTGTTTTTGTTCTAAACCTCTTAGTTGCATATTATATGCAAATTCAGTTTCCATTAGTTGTGCTTTTAATGCAGCTTCG